GAGGTTGGTGACCGCGTCGGTGTCGTACCAGGCCTCCTCGTCCTGGGCGAACTGGGAGATGTAGGTGGCGACGGCGGCCTGGGCCTGCGCGCTCAGACCGGCCGTCGCCGTCGCCTGCGACTCGATGACCCCGGTGGACGGGGCAGCGACCGGAGCTGTCACTGCTTACCGCTCTGGCCCGGCGACAGCTCTCCGCTCTGCGGGCGCGGTGCGCTGCCCTTGCCGGGCGCGGCCTTGGTCGGGTCGGGCTGGCCGAGGGCCTGCGCGGCGGCGGCCTGGGCCATGTCGAGCTTGGCGTCCTGCTGGAGCATCGACATCGCGCGGTCGGCCGTCGCCGGGTCGAAGCCCCAGATCTCGGTGAGCTGGATGTAGCGGGGGACGACGCCCTTGGTCTGGGCGATGGCGTTGGCCCGCTCCGACATCGACGGCCGGTCGCCCGGTGCCCACAGCACCTCGATCTTGGTGCGGTCGGCGGCCCGCGCGTCGTCCCCGGCCGTCAGGAAGATCAGCTCGGCGATCGTCTCGTGCGACCGCTCCCACTTGTCCTGGCGGTGCTCGACCTTGAAGGTCAGCGTCTCGCGCTGGAGCGAGGCACCCTCGGCCGAGCCGTTCGCCAGGTCGGGGGTGATCGTGTAGAGCGGGGTCCCGGAGACCGCCGCCAGGTCGCGGATGTCGTCGCGGATCGCCAGCAGGATCGGCTGGAGGTCGACCTGGCCGGACTCCCAGATCTCGACCGACGCCGGGACGTTCCAGATCGCGCCGGGGTCCGAGGCGAACACGTCGTCGTAGTTGATGGCCTCGCCGGTCTTCGGGTCCTTCTGCGGCAGCCCCTTCATGGCGCGCTGCTTGAAGGCCTGGATCGTGGCGATCGTCATCCTGTCGAGGATCTGCTTGTTGATCCGGTCCAGGGCCGGGATGAACGGCTCGAACTCGGCCAGGCCGTCCTCGTTCTCGACGACGACGACGGGGACGCGGGCGGGCTTGCCGTCGCGCTCCTGGAGCCAGTCCGGCCGCTCCTCCTCGCCGCCGACGAGGTTGCCCGCGTCGTCGAGCCAGTCGACCGACCAGTTGAAGTTCGCGGCCTGGAACCGCTTGGCGAGGGGAGGCATGGCCGAGACGGCCACGGTGCGCGGCTTGGTCGCCCGCCGGACGCGGCCGGGCAGGAACAGCACGGCGACGTCCTGCTGTTCGACGTCGTCGTAGTAGAGCTTCAGCGCGGCCACGACCTCGCCGGTCGCCGGGTCGGTCACGGCGGTGAACTGGCGGGGGTCCTCGGCCGTCACCAGGAGCTGGCCGTCGACCATGCCGACCACCACGTAGCCCTTGCGCATGGTCAGCGCGTACTTGTGCGCCTCACGCGACCAGTTCTTGCCACCGGTGCCCTTCCACAGCGCGTAGGCCTCGGCGTCGCCGCCCTCGTCGTCGTCGGCCGCCGTGCGGATGCCCCGGATCTTCAGCCGCGACAGGACGGCGGCGACGATCAGCCGCTCGAAGTTGGTCCGGGTCAGGGTGATGAACCACCGGGTCGCCTCGGCCTGGTTCTTGTTCACCACCGGCAGCGGGGGGTTGCCCTCGTAGCGCTCCCACAGCTTCTCGCACTCGCGGCGCTGCTGGCGGAGCTGGTTGTAGAGGCGGGCGAGCCACCAGCCGTCCGACCCAACCACGGACGTCTCGATCGGCACTTGTGGGCTCCCGTCAGCGGATCCGGTACGGCACGAACACTTCTTCGGCCTCCGCGCCATCCGACAGCGCGTCGATCCGCGCCTGCCAGGAGAGCACGGCAGCCATCGCCAGGTCGAACTTGGCCTCCGGGCGGACCTTGCCCAAGATGACGACCTTGCGGCCCTCATCATCGAGCAAGTTCGTCTCGACGCGACCGGCGTTGCCGATGTGACGGACGAAGTCGGGGTCAGCGTTGTGTGCTAGCGACCCGGAGTCGATGGCCTCGGTGTAGGCGCGGACGGCCATGCCGATCTTCCGGCGCTGGTGGGTCCACCACTCCGTGACCTGATCCGGCCACTTCCCAGCCCACTTGCCGACCTGCTCGGTCCAGTGCGGCGGGTCGGCGTAGAGCTGGTGGATGTCGTAGGTCTCGAAGATCTCCTCCAGCTTGGCGTGGACCTCGTCCTCCGGCACCTCCCAGTCGTCCTCGTACTCCGGCTTCTCCCACAGACCGACCGGCATCTGGAGGCCGGTCTTGATCTCGGTGAGGACGAAGCCGGTCGAGTCCTTGAACCGCGCGCCGTCGAAGCCGAGGGTGCAGAACGCGCCGGGCTTGATGACGTTCTCGACGTCGCCCAGGGCCTCGAACTTGCTGACATCGAAGGCCTGCTGGTCCGACCGGGTCCAGCGGTTCAGCCAGACCCGCTCCAGGTAGGGCTTGTCCGAGCCGGGCCGTTCCCACTGCTTGGCGATCTCGGCGAACTGGCCCGGCCCGTACTCGCCGACCGGGCCAGTCGCCTCAGAGATGGCTGCGATCCGGCCGTCGATGTCCTTCAGGTCATGTCCCGGTCCTGCCTCTCGGTGGAAGTAGAACAGGTCCGGGTCCTTGATCTCGCCCTTGGCGATGGCCTGCGCCTCGCGGTGGGTCTTCTCGGCCACGGAGCCGCCGCCGGGCCGTCCGGCCGTGGTCGTCTCCAGGCTCCAGGCGTCGTCGAGGACACGCTTGGGGATGTTGGCGAGCATGGTCTCGTGCGCGGCGACCAGGCGCGGCAGCTCCATGCGGTGGGTCTCGTCGAAGTGCTGGAAAGTCGTCCTCGCGCCGTCGTTCGCGCTCGGCGAGCCGGACAGGGCGACGCACTTGCCGTCCGGGCGGCCAGCACCGTCCAGCCGGAGGATCCGCTCCTTGCCGATGTCGAACATGTGCGCGTCATCGGACTCGCTCAGGATGGTGAACAGCGCGCCGTAGGCCAGCTCCTCGGTCTGCTCGGCGTTGTAGGCGACCATGGGGATGAACGGGTCGCGCACCGGCCGACCGACCGGGTTGCCGTTGGCGTCCCAGCCGTCGCAGCGCACCGGCCCCTCGGGGTGCAGCTCGCAGAAGGCGATCAGCGCGGCCCACTCGGTCTTCGCGGTGCCCTTCCGCCAGGAGATCCCGACGCGCTTGAAGCGCCTCCGACCTGCGAACTTGTGCCCGCGCGGGTAGACCTCGTACATCCGGTAGATGGCGGCCCGCTTCTCCGCGTCGAGCCTGTAGGGCTGCCCCTTCAGCGAGCCGGGGCCGTAGACCGCCCGCTCCTCGATGAACTGGGAGATCTGGAAGCCCAGTGTCGGCCACTCCTTGCCCACCGGCTCCAGCGGGGGCACGCACAGGGTCGCCACGTCAGCGCATCAGCGTCGACATGGCCGCGATGTCGCCGTGGTGGAACGTCCGCAGGTGGCGGGCGTACTCGTCCTCCACCTCGCGCAGGCTCATCCCACGGACGTCGGCGGACTGCCACATGCACACCCGGAACGGGCAGAGCCGGACGGCCACCGAGTGGGCCGTGCTCAGGACCGGGTACGGGTTCACCGGCCGACCTGGCCGGTGGGGGGCTGGAACAGGCGGGTGCGCGCCTCGGCCAGCCAGCGGTCCCACTCGGGGTCGTAGGGCTCGCCGTTCTGGTCGGCCGTCCGCTTGTAGAAGGCGACCAGCTCGACCAGCTCCTCGCCGCTGGCCGGTTCGGGCTCCTCGCCCTTGAACGGGTTCAGCGGGGTCCAGCTCACTGCCCACCTCCAACGGCGTACCAGGCGACCGACTGCAAGGCGTTGGGGGAGACGCCCAGCTTGTCGGCGGCGACCTGCGTCTGCTTCACGAACCACGGGTAGACCCCGAAGCTGCTCCGGTAGCCGTCCTTCACGCTGGACGGGCCTCCCTGGAAGAAGTCCTGCGGCGTCTTGGTGGCCCGGATCGTCGCCGCGAGGTTCTTCGGGTTCTCGAACGGCTTCGCGGGGTCGTAGCCGTTCCCGACGGCCCGTCCATCGGCCCTGGCGACGTCGCGGGAGTCCCACTCCTCCAGCGTGTAGGCGAACGTCGTGTCGCCGACCTTCTTCTTGACCGGGATGCCCTGCATGGCGGCCTTGTAGTGCCAGGTGTCGACCGTGACGAACCGCTTGTCGGCCGGGTCCATCAGGTTGTTGACGAAGGAGCGCTGCTTCGGCCCCTGGACGGCCTGGTCGACGGTCAGCTCGCCCCGGTAGACCCGCACGGACTGGATCACGTAGTCGGCGTTGAGGTGCTTCGGCATCTTCGGGGTCTTGCTGGCCGCGAAGTCGGCCGGAAGCTCGCTCGGCCGGTAGGTGCCGGGCGCGAGGTCGGGGTGGGGGAGTGCGGTGCCCGCCCGGCGCTTGGTGGCCCAGGCGTTGTAGTCGGCGATCATGGTCTTGCTGACCTTGAACGGCTTGTCCTCGGCCAGCTTGCGCGCGATGGCCTCGGCGAAGTCCTTGTTCTCGGCCCACCGCTTCTGCGCGCTGGTCAGGGCGATCATCCCGGTCAGCCGCTCCTGGTCGACCGGGCTGTCGGGGTACTCCGCGCGGATCTGGGCCGCCCGAGCGGCGATGTCGCGGCCCTCACGGGAGTACCAGTCGGCCTGGGAGGCGTCACCGGCCGCGTAGAGCCGCTTCAGGTTGTCCTGGACCTTCGCGGCCAGCTCCGGCTCGCTCATCCCGGTCAGATCGGTCAGCTTGGCGTTGATCTTGCCCTTCAGGGTCGGCGACATGCCGTCGTAGTCGGGCATGTCCAGCGCCTTGCCCTGCCGGGAGGCAAGGGCGACCGCGTCGAGCGGGATCCAGCCGTGCTTCCAGTGGTGGATCTTGGGCGTGTCAGGCATCCGGAGGCCCCCAGGGGACGAGTTCGACGCTCATGTGGTTCGCCACGGCGTAGCGCAGGGCCTCGATCTCGGTCCGGAAGGGCACGTAGGCCGATCCATCGCCGTAGGAGGCCACCCAGACGCCCTCGCGGTACTGGTCCCGGCCGTCGAAGACGCCGACTCCGAGCTGGACGCGACGAGCGCTGTCGGGATCCTGCATCAGAGTGCCCGCAGGACGGCGCGCGGGTCCTTCGCGCCGGTCTGATCCGCCGGAGGTGAGGAAACTTCCTCAGCCGAGCGCCGCCGCTTGGTCCCACGGGCCTGCGCCTCGTCGGTCTTCTCGATCTCCCACTGGAGACGACGGCGGTCGATGGGGGACAGGCCGAAGCGGACGCCCTGGAGCCGGATCTCCTGGCTCGCCATCTGCCGCTGCCGAGGCGTCTCGGCCGTCCAGAAGTCGTCCACGAGCGCGGCGAGCGCCACCAGGCCGTGGATGTCGCTGGCGTCGAACTCCTGGGCCATGGGGGAGGCCCAGACGTCGTCCCACCACGCCAGAGTCATCTCCGACCAGTAGCGAACGTTGGGCAGGGACGGCTTGTCGACCTCCACCTCGCGCGACAGGACCGATCCCTGGCCCATGGCCTTGCGGCGGGCCGATCGGGCGCTTCCGGGCTTCGGTGCGGGTCCCATTCCGGGCATCAGGCGGCCTCTCTCTTGCCCTTCTGGCAGTTGCAGCGGTAGTGGGCGGTCTGCCAGTTGTGCGTCCCGTCCACGTAGTCGAGGCCGAACATGCTCAGGCACTTCGCCAGCGGGACGATGTGGTCGATGGTAGGGGCGAGCGGGTGCGGGGCCACGGCCTCGCGGTCCACCGGCTCTCCGCAGAGCTTGCAGATCCAACCGTCACGCTCGTAGGTCGCGCGCCGGTCGGTCGGCGGGACGTTGCGCACGATGCCCGAGGCCGTCTTGTAGCAGGCTCGGCAGCGCTCGCCGACCCAGATGTCCTTCCCGCAGTCGACGCAGGGG